AATAATGAACACTAAAGCAATCTATTTTGCTTTTTTTTTTTTTTTTTAAGAACGTAAAGACCAAGTCTGGGTTCTCATTCCTACAAAAATTCTAAAAAAATTAATGAAGAAATTTCCAATTAAATCAGGTGGCGATAACTGGGAAAGCAAAGGTCACATAGCTCCGAAAGAAGCATTACTACAATATGAAATATAAAAAATATAAAATTGTATTTCTAGACCCAACAGCAAACAGTGGTTGGCAATCAGAAAAAGAACTTAAAGAATTTACACCTGAAGAATGTGTAATTGAAGCATACGTTTATTCTAAAGATAAAAAAATAGTTAAGACGTTTGCTTCCTATTCAATAAACAAAGACGACAAGGAAATTACGTTTGCAGATACTAACGTACTTCCTCGTGCAACAATTAAATCAATGAGGAGAATATATGAAAAACTTAAATGAGTTTCACGCCAATAAGTTAAAGACTATGTTGGTTGATGGTGACTTACTCGCTTATAAGATTACTTCTGCTTTAGAAGAAACTATTCAGTGGGAAGATGATGTATGGACACTACATTGTGACTTAGACAAATGTAAGCAGTTTTGGAAACAATCAATTGCTTATTATATGAAACATACAAATTCAGCAAATGCAGTAATTGTATTTTCTGATGTTTCTAATTTTAGAAAAGAATTAGATTTAGAATATAAATCTTTTAGAAAAGCAATTCGTAAACCAGTAGCTTATAAACCTTTACGCTATTGGATTGAGAAAACTCACAGAACTCTAAGCTATCCTTTCTTAGAGGGTGACGACACTTTGGGATTACTAGCCACTGGCAAGTATAAAGATAATTGTGTTGTAGTGAGTGGTGACAAAGATATGCGAACAATACCTACTTGGCACTGCTTCATCATAGATGACAGCTTTGAGTTCGTAGACAGTCACAAAGCCGACTACAACTTTTGTACTCAGGTATTAACAGGTGATAAATCTGATGGATACATAGGGTGCAAAGGTGTCGGTTCAGTTAAAGCGTCTAGAATATTAGACGGTAAAAAGAAATTACCTGAAATGTGGGAAGCTGTACTTCAGGAGTATACAAGAAATGGATACTCAGTTGATGACGCTTATCACCAAAGTAGACTAGCAAGAATACTTAGAGAGGGTGAATACGATTACAAAAAACAAGAACCTAAATTATGGAGTTATAAATATGAACACTACCGAAATTTTACAGAAGACAGAGAAGCTAGTTAATGACAGTAGAGCAAAAACTCACGGTGATAAAATAAAAAATCACGAGAACATTGCTAGACTTTGGAGTTCATATTTACAGAACAAGACACAATTAAATATTGTTCTTTCACCAGAAGATGTTGCACAGCTTATGACTTTGTTAAAGATAGCAAGGTCACAAGCAGGTGAACATAACATTGATGATTACATTGATGGAGTTGGTTATCAAGCCATAGCAGGAGAGATAGCCAACAAAAGGTCTGAATTAAGTTCCTCTTTAGGAGTATCTAATGAACGAAAATCCAAAAATACCGACAATAAGTGAAGAACTTATAAGGTATCTAGATAATTTATTTCCTGACAAATGTGCTGATTTAAAAGACACAGACAAAGAGATTTTTCATAAATCAGGACAAAGGTCAGTAGTAAATCATTTAATCGAAAAGTTTAAATTACAAGGAGAAAACTAATATGTGTGTTTCAGTAAAAGCACCCTCAATGCCACCTGCACCTGAGCCAACGCCACCTGCTACGCCACAGGTGTCAAATGCTACAACTCAACAAGTAGCACCGACTTCAGCAACAGGTGAAGCGTCAGGGAGAAACACTTCTGTTGCTTCAAGAGTAGCAAGAAGACGAGTTGGTAGAGGAAGTCTAAGAATACCTCTAGCTACTTCAGGTCTTACAAGAAGTGGTCTTAACATTCCGAGTGCATAATGGAGAGGTATGAGATTGGTAGTAATACTATCATAGATGATAAAGCGTCTATTGAAAGTCAGTACCAGAAGATGGAAATTGACAGAGAGATATATTTAGAACGAGCAAGAGATAGTGCCGAACTTACCATTCCATATTTAGTACCAGAGAAAGGTTCAAACTCAGCAACAAATTATCCAACACCATATCAATCAGTTGGTTCTAGAGGTGTAATGAATTTAGCTAGTAAATTAATGTTAGCTTTATTTCCACCACAAGCACCATTCTTTAGATTAGATGTTGATGATTTAGTTTACAAATCAATTCAAGGCGACCCAAGACAGAAAGCTACAATCGAACAAGGTTTAGCTAAAATTGAAAAAGCTGTAATGGACAGCATTGAAAGTGATAATGATAGAGTTGCTTTTTATGAAGCATTAAAATTATTAATTGTATCAGGAAATGTTTTATTAAAATTAACAGAAGATGGATTAAGAGTTTATAGATTAGAAAACTACGTAATCAAAAGAGACAATCAAGGTAAAGTTTTAAAAATTATAATCAAAGAAAGTTTATCACCTACAACATTACCAAAGAAAATTGCTGATGTAGTTGGTAATAAAATTACTGACGAAGAAAAAAGTATAAATTTATTTACTTGTGTAAAAAGAGAAAAAAATAAATTTTCTGTTATGCAAGAAGTCAAAGGTAAAGTAGTTGCACAAACTTCTTATGACTTTGATAAATCACCATTCATAGCTTTAAGGTTCAATAGAATTGATGGTATGAATTATGGTAGAGGTCACGTAGAAAGTTATCTTGGTGACTTAAAATCTTTAGAGGGATTATCACGTTCTATATTAGAGGGTTCTTCTGCTTCAGCAAAAATGCTGTTAATGGTAAATCCGTCAGGAACTACTAGAGCCAGTGCGTTAGCTAAAGCACCTAATGGTGCAATCATTGAGGGTAGTGCAGGAGACGTTTCAGTTTTACAAGCCAATAAGTTTGGTGACTTTAGAGTAGCTTTAGAAAGTATGAATAGAATAGAGCAAAGATTACAGTTTGCTTTTCTATTAAATGCTTCAGTACAAAGACAAGCAGAAAGAGTGACAGCAACAGAAGTAAGTTTAGTTGCTAACGAATTACAAGACGCACTTGGTGGTGTGTACGGAATATTAACAACAGAATTTCAATTGCCTTACCTAACAAGTAAGTTAGCTACACTAAGGCAAAAGAAACTACTGCCAGAACTTCCAAAAGATATTGTGAAAACAAAAATCATTGTTGGAATGGAAGCACTTGGCAGAGCAAGTGACAGAATGAAATTATTACAATTTATGTCTGACCTTGCAGGTACACTAGGTGCAGAAACACTTGGTAAATATATTAATCTTGATAATGCTATTAAGAAATTTGCAGTAGCAAATCAGATAGATACTCAGGGATTAATTAAATCTGAAGAACAAATCCAACAAGAAACACAACAAGCTCAACAACAGCAAGTCGCACAACAGATGATAGCTGACCCAAGAGTGGCGATAGAAATGCAAAAACAATTAGCCAACTCTAATGTCAGTGCAGGTCTTGATGATGAGGGCAACGTACAACTTAATCAAGGAGAATAAACATTATGAGTACAGATAGAGTAGAAATAAACCCAGATAGTAATAACAAACCATTAGAGCAATCTCAGGAAGATTTAGCTAAACAAGGTATTAACGTAAACGAAAGTCAAGTTAATGCTAATGGTGAAAGTATAAATATTTCTCAACCAGAAAATATTACACAAAGTTCTGAACAACAAGTCAGACCTAATTGGTTGCCAGAAAAATTTAAGTCTGCTGAAGAATTAGCAAAAGCATATGGTGAACTTGAAAAGAAAATGTCAGCACCACAGCAAGAAGAACAACCAACAGAAAGTGTTGAAGAAAATACTCAACCTGAAGAAGTTCAACAGCTAGATAAATATTATGATGAGTTCATTGAAAAGAATGAATTATCAGAAAAAAGTTATGAAGAACTAGACGCTATGGGTTTACCTAGAGATTTAGTTGATGGTTATATTGCAGGTCAAAAAGCACTTGCAGACAATGATGTATCTGAAGTTCAGAAAGTTGTTGGTGGACAAGATAACTATGCACAGCTTTTAGACTGGTCTTCTAAAAATCTTAATCAAGCAGAGAAAGACGCTTTCAATGATACGATAGATAATGGAAGTACTGAACAAGTTAAAATAGCTGTTCAAGGTTTGATGTCTAGAGCAGGTATGTCACCTGATAATGCACAACAAAATTTATTTGAGGGTGATGTTAATGTCACTAACACTGATACTTTTGGTTCTGTTGCACAAGTCACTGACGCAATGAATGACCCAAGATATTCAAAAGACCCTGCATATAGAAAAGAAGTAGAAGAAAAACTTGCTAGGAGTTCTGTAATCTAATGTTGAATTTTGTTTTACCTATTCTCAAAAATCCTTTGACAAGAATGATTGGTTCTAAAGTCATTGGTGGTATTCAGCATAAAATGGAAAAAGATAAAATCATTAAAGCTAAAGAGATTGAGAGTATAAAACAAGTTTCAATAGAACAAATACGTTCTAGTAATAACAGTATTAAAGATGAAGTATTAACAATCAAAATAGCACTTATCTTTCTATTTTGTTTCATACCTTACACACAACCATTTATGGAGAAAGGTTTTGAGATACTCACAAATG